AAATGTTAAAATTTGTAGGAAGTACGGAAGCCTTGTCGGCTGTTATGAGTTTAACGGGTGAATTGTCAGGGGCGCTTACGGAAAGCCTTGGGGCAATGGCAAATAAAACAGGCATGGCACAAGAGGCATTTGATGCATTTGCAGAGGCTAATCCGGAATTAGCATGGAAACAGTTGGGCACAATGATCCAAGTATTGCGAATTGAAATAGGGAATGCACTGCTGCCAATTTTGGCCCGAATTGTGGAATTTGTAAAACCAATTGTGATGACCATAATTGAATGGACAAAAGAAAATAAGGCTTTGGTTTCAGGACTTGTGATTGCAGCAGCGGCTTTTGCGGGACTTTTGCTTGTTTTGGGGCCTGTGATTGCGACAGTTGGAATGGCTTTATTTATCTTTTCTGGCCTTTCCGTCCCCGTGTTAGCGGCAGGTGCGGCAATAGGTGTTGTGTTGGCCGGAGCATTTACTTTTTTGATGAGCAAGATGAATCAACTTATAGAATGGACCCGAAGAAATTGGGATAGGCTGGTAGTACTATTTAATGTTGGTTCTGAAATAATCACAAATATGATGCGGGCAATGGGCTATATGTGGAAAGGAATTTTCACAATTATTGGGTCTATTTTGTCAACATTTTTGGGAGAATCACTTGATTTTTGGAATGAGCTTTCAGGGGATGCCGGGACGGGCACTGGGGATTGGATTGAACAGGTAACCAGACTAGCAAGACAAGCCGAAAAACTCACAGAGCAAATTTTAGACATAATGGGCTCATTTTCAGAAACCACAAAAAAGTATTGGGATGAAATTGCCTTTGTTGCGCGGCTGGCATATAAAGTATGGGACACCACGACTGGAAATTTAGTACGCATGATCGGGTGGCTGGTTTATGCGCTGCAAAAATTGTATAGGTGGTCTTATATGGCAATGGGCGCTTTGGGGATGGTGGATATTTCCAAAATGTCTGGAAAATTGAGCATGGCGGGGGTTGCTGGAAAAGTATCCCCTCAATCAAACAATTCTTTTAATGCACCGATAGGGAACATTAGCGTTTCAGTGAATGGTTCAAGTGGCAATGGAGATTTAATCGCACAGGAAATTGCACGGGAATTGCCAAAGGTTTTGATGAGGGAAATTCGGACACGGGCACAGCAAACTGGGGTGGCTTTTGGAGTTTAATATATGTCAGGTTTTACTTTTAATTCAGTGGCATTTACTTCTGACAATGGTTATCACCTAATGGGTTTGCCTGAATATCTTTCAGGGAGTGCCCTCAAGGTTACACAGGGAACAAAATTAGCAGGGGATGGGAGCGTCTATTATTTTGGTGGCAGGGATTCCCTTGTGATAGTAGTTGAGTTTTCTGCAATTGCTGATAGTTTGGATAGTTTATATGCAAAAATTGATTATACAAAGGGAATTCTTTCCCCGGAGAATGGGGAAGCCATTCTGAAGTTTTCATTTGAGGAAACATTGTCAGTTAAAAGACAGTATGTGGCTATTCCTTTTTCATCTGTAACCGTGAATCTAATTTCTGACCATGCAGTGACTTTGCGTTGCGAGTTTTTAATCCCGAGCGGCAAGGCAGAAACACAAACAGAATATACGGAAAATATAGCAATTGATGCAAACCCAGAAACATTTTCAATTCCCGATGGTTCTGGGGAAGTGGTGACAGGTTCAGGAAATGCATTGCCTGTGTGGTCATTTTCCAATACCGGAGCAACCGTAACTGAACTAATCCTGACAAATAACACCACAGGGGAATTATGCAAGTGGACAGGTTTATTTGTGACCGGGACAATGCTCAGATTCGATTCTAAGCGCAAACATGTTGAGCGTAGCGTAGATGATGGCACAACATGGACTGCGGCGGTCTCGGGGCTTTACAGGGGCAATCTGCCCCCCTCCCTGAAGCCGGGAGTAGTCAATTCGATTAGTGTGTCAGGATTCACAGCGGGCAGTCTTGCCGTTGTTTACCGAGGGAGTTTTATTTAATGGCTACGGAATTTCTAACACCAAAAAATTTCACAAGTGGTATATTGGCCGTTGATATAGATTCGGATGATTTGTCCATTGAACTTGATACTGGGGAAGCAGGTAATTTTCCAAGTGTTTTTCCATTCCATGTGGTCATTGATAACGAAGTTTTAACTGTCACAGAAAAGGTTTCAGGGGCAGATGAATTTGTGGTTACAAGGGGTGCCGAAAGTAGCACCGCCGTTGTACATTTTATTGGGGCGGAAGTAAAACTCGCAATAACCGCTGGATATGTTTCAGAAATACAGGAAGCTGTCAATGTTTTGGAAGGGTTAGTATTAGACCCAGATGAAATGCCCGACATGGTTTTAGGCACCGGGACCGCTGAAACTAAAATTGAAATGTATAATGCTTCCGCGCAAAAAGCCCTTATAAAAGCGGCATCTGCTATATTATCTTTGTTTGCACCAAACAATACCACACTTGGTTTGCAGGTTTTGGACGGTGGCAATATTCAGGTGCAGGGGGGGAAAGTATCAGGGGCTTTGGGTGGTCTTTTGGAATTATTTGCTGATACAGATTGCAGGGTGTTTCTTGATGCAGATAATAATGGTACTAACCAATCTTTCACTATTTATAATGGGGCAGGAAATGTAGCCCTCCGGGTGTATGAATCCGGGACAATGTCACTTTGCAGAAATGATGCAGGAACGGCAGGCGAAGCGCTTTTTCACATGTGTGGGGCCAGTAGGAATTTTTATTGGAAAACACTTTCATCGAATTTGATGCTAACGAATGACCTAAATGACGAGATTGTGAGGTTCAACTATGCAGGCTCAAGATTCCTGAAGGATTTGAAACCTCTTTACAATTGGGACAATGTCACAGAAGACCAGGGCTCAACAAACCTCGGCAGTGCAACCGAAATATGGAAAGATGCCCATATAAAAAATGTGGTAAATTATGGGGCTATAATTTCCCCACCGCAAACCTTGGCAATTTCTGCCACTCCTTCTATTTTGAATGGCCGGGTTTTTAAGGTTCCCGCATTAACTGCCGCGAACATTGCAGTAACATCTTTTGCTGATTTGGTCGACGGGCAGGAAATTATTCTACTGGGAACAACGAATGCAACATATACTTGGACAATTGCGGCAAGCAACACATTCAGCCTAATTGACGGAGCTTGGACAGGGAGCACAGCAGGGGCTTCCCTGCATTTAATTTATGATTCCAGCACAAGCAAATGGATTGAAATTTCCAGACGATAACCTAAAAAGGAGACAAAAAAATGAGCAGGGATTTGTGGAAAGATTTTGCAGGGACATATGAGGCATTGTGCGCGGAGCCTCTTTTGGCAATGGAATTTTTTGAGACTGTTGCCGTGGATAAAATGGCAGATTTTGAAACGCACATAAATCCCTTGACCGTAAAACGCAAGGAGGAACTCGCAGGGCAAGCAGAAAAGGCACTAGAATCACTAGGAAAAGTGGTCGATATTGAAACAGCGGAATATACCAAGGTTTTGGAAAATATCCGTGCATTGAAACGGGCAGAAGCGGAGCCTATTGGAGAAATTAGGAAATGACCCAGTTTGGTGTCCCCCTTTTTGGAAGGGAATTGTTTGGTTTTTCGGGGGCTTCCGAAGAGGAAGCCTCTAGTTTTATAAACCCATATTTGTATCAACTGGAACTTTATAGCCCCACTGCAAAAATTGCCACAGTGGTGAATTGGATTTCTGGCAAATGGGAAACAATCGCTAACCTTCCTTCCTTGCTAGTTTTCACAATTCCCGTTTCCGACGATAACGCAGACAATTTCAGGTATCCAAACAGGGTGGTTTTGCGCGATGAAAAAGGGGTTACCTTGGAATGGTTTTGCATTACTTCCGTTGCAAAACAAAATGCAATCAGTGGTGCAAGGCTTGTTGTTTCTTGTCAATCTATACTTTGGGTTTTGGGTTTTCAGTATGTTTCTGAATATAACGAAACAAATGATATTTCCATTTTATTGTCTGATTTGTTGGGGTTGCAAGTCAACTCATTTTTGCCCCGGATTAGTATGGGCACCGTGGATTCTGTTTTTAAGGAAGCAGAACGGAATTTATACTTAAAAAATACTTCGGTGCTTAGGGGAGTTTTGGATTTACGGAAAAGCGCCGGGGGGTGGCTTTGGGTGGATGCGAAACGCCGTCTAAATTGGCGACTAGATTTTCCCAATAAGAAAACACAGCAATTGCGAATAGATAAAAACCTCACAAGCGTTGAATTTGAATATGATTATTCTGATTTACGAACGGTTATCACTGGCACAACCCCAAATGGTTTGTCTGCAACGGTCTCAAATAATGTGGAATTATATGGGGAAATCCCCGACCAGCTTTATTTTCCCACAGTGAAAGATGAGGCATCTTTGCAGGCCCTTTTAGCAGTGGAAATTGCACAAAGGAGTGTGCCAAGCAAACGTGTGAATTGCACAGCTATTGACCTTTCATATTATCGTGGGCAATTGGATTTTTCACATGAACGTTTGTCAGTGGGAAATATTGTCAGGCTTATTGATGAGGATATAAATGAAATTTACGATACTAGAATCTTAAAAGTGACTCGTGATTTATCTGTTCCCCATGTGGTGACAATTGAGTTGGGCGAAACAGATATTGACAAGGATATTCTCGACAGACTACTTGAAACAGAGGATAAAGTTAAGGAAGTTAAAGAAGAGGAGCCGTTTGATTTAGAAGATTTAGGCATTGTGGAAGTGGCAGTATCGGGGGAGGAAAAGCCGCAATGGGAATTGGAAATGGGGCCGCTTTTGGAGGCAATCTTAAACACTTTCCGAGGAGATGCTGTTTACCCAATTGCGGAACAAGCAGAAAAGGGCCAAGCGGATGAATGGGCAAAAGTAGATCACAGACATGTATTACCCAATGGACCGGATGAGCCTGACCCTGGGGGGCCGGTAAATAATAATGCCCCCGTATATATGAAAGGAACTTCATTCACAGGTTATTCTTTTCGGGTATGGGCAGGATCGGAATTGGGGTGGCGCAAAATTTGGTATCTTGGACAAGGCGAAGAGGAGCCTGAAGCGGAACCTGATTCTGAAACATTAAACGAATTGCCTATATATTTGCAGTCGGGATATAATCAACCCACAATTCTTTGGGCTTGGAAACCCGGGGGAAACACAGGGGAAGGGGAATGGAAGGCATGGAAAGAAATTGTAGAAGAGTCGGTGGGCTTGTTACCTGATATTTTGCATGAGGGACAATCAAGTCTTGGAATTACAGGCAAGTATGGGTTTATCCATGATGCAGATGCGGTTTCTGGTACTGAAAAATGGACCTGTTTCACACATTATTTAGGAAACACATAAGATGGCTTGGTATAATAACGGCAACTGGGAAGGTTTAAGTTTATCCGAACTAATGGGCTGTGTTCGGGAATTGATGATAGCCGTAAATGAGCGGGAGCATGCAATCGGCAAACGCGATGGGGATACAACGGGATTTTTGGCCTCTCATTATTTGGCAGGGATTAGTAATCCGTATTTTCAATCTGTTTATGAAATGGAAGGTGAAAATCAATACACAGAATCATGGCTTTCTGAAGGTGGTACCTCAAAAGTAAGGAACATAAACGGATATACAAAATGGCTTTGTTTTGCAGAGGGTTCGGCAAATACACTTCCATCAGGGGAGAAAGAATTTGATGGTTTAATAGAAAAGTCTTTCCCCGAAATGGCGGATTTTGAAGGGGTTGAATATCCCCTGTTTTTTCAAGAGAATTTGCGCAGGTTGTGCCATGCTCTAACATCGGTTTATCTAAAACAAGACGGTGTTTCATATCACCAAACATGGATGCACATGTTAACTTGTGCAAATAAAATAGAATGTGAAGATGGCTCAACTATTTATAGCATTCTAACAGATAAGGATGAATCGATTTGGGACACGGTTTTGGGCGGACTGGGTTTTGTGTCTTTTGTACATTCATGGCCCGACCGGCGCGAATTGATGGGGAAACCTTCTGGGGCATGTCCGTCCGATGTTAAATGGGAGTGGATGGATTATCAATCTATGTTGGCATGGCCTTGGACGGGTGAAATACAAACGGTTGACCCCAGCCCATTTTTAGAAATTCGCAATGTTTTAGATAAAATGAAATACATTCAAACTGTGGTTGATTTCCCTGAAATAGGAACAAAAGGCCAAGGAAAAGTGGCTGTTTTGCCTCTGGTGGAAACATCTGGCGGAGATCCTGAATATCCTGAGGGGGAAGATTGTGCAGGGGATTATGCCGCATTAAAAACCACATTTGAGGCACTGCCCTTAGTACCCGTTTATTCTGATTCAGCGGAAATACCAAGAGGTACCGCTTCCAGTATAAGCGCAGGCGACTCAACAATAACTGTAACCGATTCGGGAGTAAGTGGAAGGGATGCTTTTCCCGAAGAAGTTCCTTTTTATATCGTGGCTGTTGGCGTAGTGGGTTCTGAAATAATAAAAGTAGTCGAACTTAATTCGGGGGGAAGTTGGGAAGTAGAGAGAAGCCTTGGTGTTGACTTTGTTGGAACGGTTAACATTTCGTATCTAAACCCAGTCCCTTCTATAACAAGCAACACACATTGTTATACAAATAAAATAGAAGTGGCCATGAGCGGGGGATACCCTGAGAATTTATTTGCAGGGGGGTATAAGGATAAAGTGCGAATGGTTATTACACAGTTTTATTCTGGGAAAAGATCATTCAATGTTGAAGATATTAGCAAAATGGGTGGGCAATTAAAATATATCAAATCTGATTACCATGCAGAATGTAGACGGCCACATACCGCCACTTTGGAATTATCAGCCTCGGGTGATTGGGCAAGTATGATGTTTGGTTCAACACAGTATATGGAAGTATCTGAATCAATATCAGAAACCATTCCATATATTGGATGCGTCAATGATGACTCTACTTTAGATTGTAGTCTTGATTTACAATCCCATGTTCTGGACATGCCCTCAAATTTAGAAATGACCACAAGGGAAGTCCAGCCAATTGTAAAAATATTCCGCCAAGATTTTGAGGAGGAAAGAGAATCCTTTTTGACAAATAGCCGTGCCGAAACTACGGGTGGCTGGGAAAAAAAAGGCACAAATGGGGTTTTGACTAGGGATGCTTCTCTTGAAATATCGGGGTCGTATAGTTGGAAGTTTGTGGCATATACACCCTATTTTCAAGGCATTTTTGGACAAACAGTGGCAAATAGATTTTATCGACGCAGGGGCTGGTATAGAATTCGGGTACAGCATAAAGGCGCTGCATTTAAGTTTGGACTGACAAATTCTGACCGTTCTAGCTGGGATGCTTATTATAGTGGTACTATAATGGATTGCCCTGCTTCTGCAAGTGCCATTGTGACTGAAAAATTGGTTTACATAGACGTGGCCGATGCTGACCCTTCGGCATGGGCCGGGTGGATTGCATTTTTTTCTGTAACAGTTGGAATGACAACAAAAACAATATGGGTTGATGGGGTTCAGTATTTTAAGGTACATGGGAATGATTTTTTAGGGGAACATTCAGATTCTATTTCAGGGGTAAATAATTCGGAATTGAGTGGGGGAATTACATTGCCATTCCCTGAACCAGCGGTGGATTCTATAAATTACCAAGATCCTTCCGAAGAGGTTTTTTCGTTGCCCGACTTTCATCCTTACACGGGAGCAATGTTGTCTAATTCCAATCCGTATTATTGCACGTTCAAGCGGGGCACATTGGGGCAAATTGCCGACGAGGGGGGAACGGTTACTATACAGACAAATTTAAAATTGCCAACAAATGCGGCAGTTGCTTCAATTCCCGGTCATTTCCTGATTAAACCTGTTTATGATACCAATGCATTGAACCGTGAATACTATGGCTCGCTAGGAAGTAGTTGGGGATTTTATAACCCTATTTATAGCGGGGGGCTGGGGGAAATTGGAAGTCTAAAATCATATTATAACGGGGCAGTTTGGTCACATATGGAGTGGGATTACGCGTACCTGGACTGGCACCTTCTTTTCGGGAATGAGACTTCAGGATGGATGCAAAATAAAGCCGATATTGAATTTTGGTATAAGGCGGAATTAGACAGCGGCGAAGATGAGACGCAAACCGCCTATATCGCCTCTTTTCTAGGTTCTCTTCTCGTGGGCAGGCAATTAAAATTACTTTATGATTTGAGCAGTATTTTAACATATGGATGACCTGTGCTATAATAGAACCAGTAAAAAGCCTAGTAAACAAAGGAGAATTTTGCATGGAATGGATTCAACCGGGAGTATTGGTTGCCGCGCTTGGTTTAATTTTGGCATTGGTTTCCAAAATTTTCACCAACATAGATGCGATTAAAAAAGGGGCTGTATCTGGGGCCAATTTGAATAATTCCCTGCAAAGTTTGGTGCAAGACGTTGATACATTAAAAACCGAAACAGAGAAAATAAAAAACGTTCTGACAAATGGCCTTTCAACTGAAGTAAAGATTACCACACTAAAAATGGCGACTATGGAAAAAACACATGGGGATTTGCTGACAGTATGGAAGGATATCATGCGGGAACTCGTTGAAATAAAAACCCGCTGTGAGGAACGGTCAAAATGGGTAGAGGACATGGTACCAGTGCGTAGGGATTGTGATCATGAACGTGGCTGATGATGTTAGATTATCCAAAAACTTTATGGCAAGTGAATTTTGGTGCAAGTGTGGATGCGATGATTTTGAGATTTCATCTAATTTAATCGAGGGGCTTCAGGAATTGCGGGACATATTGGGGAAGCCTGTTTTTGTAAACAGTGGCTTTCGTTGCAAAAAACATAATCAGGAAATTGGTGGCAGTCCAAAGAGCCAACACCTTTTTGGCGCGGCGGCTGATATTATTTCCCCCGGCAGAATACCCTTGGAAATCGCAGAAATAGCCAAGAGTATTGAAGTTTTTTGCAACGGGGGGATTGGGCTTTACACAAAAAAAGGTTTTGTCCATTTAGATGTCAGGGGCTACCCTTCAAGATGGAAAGATTGAAAATGTGGAATGAATGGTTAGAGGCAAACAGAGGCGAACGTATGGATGCCATGTCTGATTTATTTAACCTGACCCGCCGCGAATTTCACCTTGCCCGATATAATTTTGCACTTAATTATGCACAGGATTTAGTAATAGCCGATGTGGCTTGTGGAACAGGTTATGGAGCAAGCCTTCTTGCAACGGCAGCAAGTAAGGTTTATGGCATTGACAGGGAAGAAAAAGCAATTGACTATGCGCGGGCACATTATAATGCGGACCATATTTTTTTTATCAAAGCCCTTGCCCATTACATGCCTATTTTGAATAATAGCCTTGACCTATTGGTATCTTTTGAAACTATTGAGCATGTGGAAGATGGCACCTTGGTTTTAACTGAATTTCACCGGGCATTGAAAAATAAGGGGAAATTGATTATATCTACTCCGAATAATTGGGGATTATCCAAATACCACAAACGCACTTACACCTTGGAAAATTTTAAGGATTTGCTTTCCAATTCTTTTTTGGTGGAAAAAATATATAATCAAAATTCAGGAAGCAAATGTTTTACAAACCGAAAACAACCTTGTGGAATTATTGAGACAAACCCTAAAAATAAAGACCTTGCAGAATGCTTTATTGCGGTTTGCATCAAAAAATGAAAGGGGTAATCAGGCAATGCATACAAACCCTCTTCGGAGAAAAAGGAAACAGAAAAGTATCATTCCGGTTTCGGATACCGTTGCAGACTATTCAGAAGAAATTCCTCCTGCAAAAAAGCGGGGAATTGTTATCTCCGGGTATAAGGCTTGGAGAGGAATCCAAAGGAGCAAAAAAATGAAAATTGTATCGAGCACCACCACACAAAACGTGGCCGTGGGAACGCTCGCAGGAGGTGGTGCTGTAATAGGTGCACTGGCCTTTTTGCGTAGTTTTATGCCGGGGGTTGTTTTCTGGCCTGAAGAATCCGATGCCGCCGTGGCAATAGCCGTGGCTACAATTGTTGTTCCGGGATTTTCCCGGATAATTGCCTTTTGGCGTAACCCTGAAAAAAAGGAAAATTAAAAATGAAAAAGTATTTTCTAGTAGCAATGTGTTGTGTTGCGATTGTGGCAGGTTGTGTGACAACCAAGTTTCCCGATGGGCGAACTGAGACGGAATTTCAGGTTGATCAAATGATTGCAGTTTATCAGGCAACACTCCCAATGGCGCAAATGGCCTTTGATATGTGGCTCCAATATGAGGACACAAAAACCGACCGGGATGAAATTAAATTCCAGCGGGAAAAAGAGGAGAGGGAAGCCATGATTGAAAACATTAAGGAGGCGCTGGCAACGCTTCAAGCCATGCGGGAAAATCCCCCAAAGGAAAAAAATACCACCGAAGGTCTATAGTATGTCACTAAGAGAACGAATCAACTTGGAGGGCCGCCAATGAATTAACTTAATGGATTTTGTGTTTAACCGTTGGTTCTTTGTGCGTTTAATTTTCAGGCAATGGGGCTTTTATCCCGGTTCCCGCAGAGCTAGCCTCATTGCCTGAATTATTTTTTTTTAGGAAAACATCGTCCAAGGCCTATAGTATATCAAACAGACTAAACAAAGGGGTTTTGCCAATGATTGATGTTAGTTTGAGGCCAACTGATTACGACGTGCCCGATTTTGTCAGAGTGGCAAATGAACTGGTAAAAAAATTGAATAAACCTTTGCAATTCAAGGTTCCAATGGGTATCTCTTATGCACATGCTTTTCAAAAAGCATGGATTTACGGCAAACAGTTAAAGCCGGAGCATTTCAAAAAGGAGGGCGCAAGATGCATTAGCAAAAAAGCGAAAAATTTACTCGATGAGGTTTATGGTATCAATGAAGATTCAATTAGACAGTTAATTCAGTCACGGTCTGGGTTAACACAACCACACAAACAGGAGAATGAAAAAATGAGTCCGACGATCGCAGATAAGATAGCCAATAAGGTGAAGAACAAGAAGGCGGATGATGTTGATGAGGATTTGGATTTTGAAGATGATGAATTTGAAGATGACAGTGACGATATAGAATTTGAGGAAGACGATGAGGATGAGGATGACACTCCCAAGCGCGGCCCCGGTCGGCCTAAGAAGCAAGTGCCCGCCGATGAGGGTGAGGAAGACGATGAGGATGAGGATGACACTCCCAAGCGCGGCCCCGGTCGGCCTAAGAAGTCTGGAAAACCTGGCACTCCCAAGCGCGGCCCCGGTCGACCTAAGAAGCAAGTGCCCGACGATGATGACGATGCCGACGAGGATGGCGCCCCCAAGAAGGCGGCACCTGCCAAGCAAGCCAAAATTAAGACAGGTGGGGATGTGCCCCCGAATGTTATTGAGGCAATTGGGACAATCCTTGCTTTCCTGAAGTTGTAAGAACCAAAACAAAGTGAAATACAGGGGCAGGAAAAACCTGCCCCTGTATTTTCAAAAGGAGGCAAGTGTTATGATTGATGAATTGAAGCTGGCAAAGGCGTGTGGGGCAAAACAACTCATTTTCCGGGACAAAACCATGTTTGCCATTGGTTCTACGGATTTCAAAATAGCGGTGCCCAAAGAATATCGTGGAATTATGGGTGGAGTAAATCTTGATTGGTTTTTGCATGCTGTCGGAAATAATCCAACAAAAATAGAGGGAAAAGATGGCAATCTGGTAATTCAAGATGGGCGATTTGAGTCTTCGAGCGCATTGCTCCCAAATAATTCCTTAACAGACCAATTGACCGAATTGAGAATTAGTGCAAATGATGTTGTCTTTGAACTATCTGAAATCACAAAACAGGGGTTTTTGGATTGCGCGGAAGTGACGGTTGGGGCGCTTTCACAAAAGCTGAAGTATGTTTTTCTTTCTGACAATTCAATCCTTGCTTGCGACAATTGTTACCTGCGAAAGCGCCATTCTGACTTGGAAATCGGTGGAGAGTTGGAAAAAGGCAGAACGATAAACCTGCCCGTTGAACAAATCCCCTTGAAGTTGATTTTGAAATACACTGATAAGATTGTTTTTTCGGAAAACTCGGTTAAATGCAAAATGAAAAAGGCCATATGTTTGTTGCCCTTTTCATTTGGTGATGGAGATATGAAAAAACTAACAACCATTCTAGAATCTAAGGGGGAATTATTCGGGGAGAGCACAAATGGGTTTGGTTTAGCAGTAAAAAGAATCTCCCAAATCGTTGCCAATGAGCCAGTAAAATTGACCTTCAAAGAAGGCGGCAATTTGAAAATATCGGCATGTAATGGACATGAAAAAGCGCTGGCAAGTGTGGTCATTCCTGAGGTGACTTGTTGCGTAGATTTCGAGGGCACTTGCTCAGCAAAACATCTTGCCCGATGGGCAGATTGTCATGGAAAAATCTATGGTGCAATGGAAGGCCGTGGATTACTTGTTGAACATGACATGGGGCAAGACCTTTTCGCCCTGTTTACCAATTCTTAACAAGGGGGCATATGTTTTTTTCAGAAATTGAATTGGCAAATGACACAGGACCGCATTGTGCGGCTTGCAGGCTGAAAGACACATGCAATCACTTTCAAGCCCAGCACAGGGGCACAGGGGATGCCTTAGCAGTGTTCCCATGCCCTTCAGTGGAAACAGATTACAACGGGAAACTCGCTGGACTGCCCCTATTTATCACACAAGGACTTTTCAGGGGAAAAATTAGAGTTGGTTATTCAGTGGCATGCAATTCACCGAAAGTGACAGACAAACAAATTGAATGTTGCGGACCATTTTTTCTTTCTAATTTACAGAAACACAAACCAAGGGTAATTTATACCTTTGGGCCAGAGGCCTTGTTTTCTGTTATTAGATTCTTTCGGGGAAAATCAATAGGCCCTTTTAACCGCTGGATAGGGGAAAAGGTTCCAATTCATTTTGAGTCCTTTTCGTGTTGGGTCGTTCCATTATTTGATGTAAAAGAATATGGGAAAAAAAACACAGGTAACACGGCATTTGCATTGTCCAAAGATTTTCTAGTGGATGACCCTGCCCCAATAAAGAAAATGCCAAAGGTGGTTATTTATTACGAAACCAGTTTGATTTTGCGTGCAATTGAAAATTTTAAGAATTCAGAAACACCTGTTGCATTTGATTATGAAACCACCGGCCTGAAACCTGACACAATGGGGCATAAGATTTTGTGCGTGGGAATGTCAAATGGCGAATTTACCACAGCCTTTCAAATAAGCAAGGGGGAAATTCAAGATGCATTTGTTTCTTTTCTAAAAAGCACTGTTCCAAAAATTGCCGCAAATCTGAAATTTGAGGAAAGGTGGTCAAGAAAGATTTTTAAGACAAGAGTTAATAATTGGGTTTTCGATTCTATGTTAAATGCACACTTGGCTAATGCCGCTCCAAGGGCCAGCGGGCTAAAATTCCAAGCCTTTACCAAACTGGGAATTCCCCCTTACGATGAGGAAGTGGAAAACTTAATTAGGGCAAAAAAACCTAATGAAAAAAATGATTTGGAGTCTATGGACACACATAAATTGTTGCAGTATTGCGGCACCGATGCTTGGGCAGAATATGAACTTTATAAGGAAGCAAAATAATGGCCTTATATGGAGAAGATTTATTTCTGGAGGGGGTCAAGGCACTGGCAACCGTGGAGGCAAATGGAATCCGTGTTAACGTGGATTATTACAAGTCCGTCCAGCGGGAATTGATCCGGCAAACAGAAGATTTGGATAACCAGATAATGGAATCAAAGGCAGGGCAATTATGGAGTTCTCATTTTGGCAATAAAATGAACCTTAATTCAAGAACACAATTAGCCACTGTGTTATTTGACCTGCTTTGTTATGATTCCAGGGTAAAGACCAAAGGGGGAAAAGATTCGGCAAGTGAAGATGCAATAAAGCTGATTGATGACCCAGTGGTTAAATTATTTATTGAATCCCAGAAATTAAAAAAAGTGGCAAGCACATATATCCAAAATATGCTCGAACACACCACTCCCAAGGGGTTTTTGCACCCTTCTTTTCACCTTCACTTGACTACCTCTTTTCGGTCCTCCTGTTCTGACCCTAATTTTCAGAATATGCCAATTCATGATAAACAAGTGGGGGAAATAGTGCGGAGCGGAATCATCCCCCGGCAAGGCAATTGCCTTGTGGAGGTTGATTATTCTGCGATTGAGGTTCGGGTGGCCGCATGTTACCACAAAGACCCTGCTATGCTTGATTATATTCACGACTCAACAAAGGATATGCACACTGACATGACGGCAGAATGTTATATGTTGCCAAAATCTGAAATCACTAAGGAATTGCGATACTACGGGAAAAACTGTTTTGTTTTTCCACAGTTTTATGGATCCGTTTATCAACAATGCGCCCCGGCCTTGTGGGAAGCCAGAAAATTGAAAACTGCAAATGGAAAAACAGTTAAGGAGCACTTAGCAGAAAAGGGTATTAAGAAATTAGGTGCTTGCACGTTTGACAAGGAACCGATTAGAGGCACTTTTGAAGCCCACCTTAGGGAGGTGTCTAACCATTTTTGGCAGGAAAGATTTCCGATTTATAATGCTTGGAAAAAAACTTGGTATGAAAACTATCTTAAAACAGGCAGATTCGATTCCCTGTCTGGATTTTCTTACTGGGGAATTTTCAAAAGAAACGAAGTGATAAATTATCCCATTCAAGGGAGTGCGTTTCATTGCCTTTTGTACTCGTTGATTTTGCTTCAAAAACAAATACAGAAGAAAGGATTGAAAGCAAAAATAGTTGGGCAAATACATGACAGCATTGTAGCAGACGTTCCTGGGGAAGAGGTTGGAATTTACCTTAAAATGGCAAAGGAAATTATGACAACCACACTCCTGAAAAGGTGGCCGTGGATTGTGGTCCCGCTGGAAATTGAGGCAGAAGTAGCACCTGTAAACCAGCCGTGGTTCAGAAAGGTACCATATGCTATTTGTTAGCTATATATATTTATTTATAGGTGGGGCAATACTTGATGCCCTGCGTCGGGTAATGTTGAGAAATAAACGAGTGCAATATACCAAGACAGTTTGGGTTATTGGTGGAATTGCAGTAGTTTTTCTTTGGCCCTTGGTTTTACTTGATGCAGTCTGGAATACGAAAGGAAAAACAAAATGACTAATCTACCCTGGACACAAAAATACCGACCGGCATGTCTTGAGGAAATGGTACTTCCCCCTTCGACACACAACCTGATTAAAAATATGATCGAGCAAAAATCAATCCCCCATTTTGTTCTTTTATCAGGGGATGCCGGGACGGGCAAAACCACACTTGCGCGAATTCTTGTCGACACTATTCCCAATAGTAATGTGAATGAATACAATTCTTCAGATTTTCGGGGGATTGATTTTGTCAGGGAAATATCAGCGGCAATGAAAATGCCCTCGGTTTACGGGAAGGTCACTTTTCATATTTTTGATGAGGTTCATAAACTCACAAATGATGCGCAAAATGCCTTTTTGAAATCCCTTGAGGATATGCCAGAGTTTTGCTATGTGGCTTTTTGCACGACAGAACCTATTAAATTGATTGCGGCAATTCGATCAAGGGCTATAGAAATTCTACTCCCATTAGCATCTGAAAAGGCAATGAAAGTGCGGCTATTAGAAATTAGTGAACTGGAGAATGCTGGGGAAGTTGATGCAGAAGTGTTGGAAATTATCCACGAAAAGACCCGTGGAAGCATGCGGAAGGCTGTAAGCCTACTGCAAAATTGGGTTATTTCTGGCAAAGATATTGAAGTGCTGGAAGTGGCGGCGGAGGATTCACCCGAAGTGGTGGATTTATGCCGGGAACTATTGAGAGGCAATTGGGCAAGTATACAGGCAATTTTGAGGAAATTAGTATTGGAACCTGAATCCGTGCGATATGCAGTTTTGGGTTATATGAACTCTGTTTTGATTTCCAAATCGAAAAACCGGGATGCTTCCATAATAATAGATTATTTTTCCGAACCGTTCTATTCAGGAAAGGCCGTGTTGACCAACGCTTGCTACAAGTCGATGAATGACGGGGAGAGGAACAGGTGATGATTACTAAATAAACCCCGTTGAAAATCTATAGTATGTACAGAAAGAAGAACAAAAATGCTTGAAGAAAATAATTGGATTGAGTTTGTGCATATAAATCCCAACGAGCTGGACATAGAATGGGTTGGGCAACCTAAAAAATACATGGTAATTGCAGAAAAAACAGTGGATGCAAGGGCTGAAACCGATGCTTTGAAATTGAGGCTTGAAGAATTGCAGAGTAAGATTGATTCTGCAATCAGGGCTAATCCTGCAAAGTATGGCCTTGATAAAATCACTGAGGGCGGGGTGCTTTCTGCAATAAAAAGGCATCCAAAATTCTTGGCTGTTAGCAAGGAATTGCTAGTGGCAAAAAAGAAATTGGGATTATGCGAACAGGTGCTGTCAGCACTGGACCATCGCAAAAAGGCTTTGGAAAATTTAGTATATTTGCACGGGCAAAGCTATTTCTCCAAACCCAGGGAATCTGAGGAATTCGAATCGTGGGCGAAACAAAAGGCCCGCAAAACCACAAGAAAGGCAAACACAAATGCGTGAGCGAGCCAAGAAAACAACCCGGCGGCAATTTTCCACAGAAGGAACAAAAGCGCGGGCAAAACAAAAATCTCGCAGAGGCGGAACAGTCTATACTTTGCCCGATGGTTTTGACCTGTTTAAGGTCACAAAACCCGGAACTTATCGGCTCGACATCTTGCCGTATATCGTTGAAATTCCAACAGATTTTGCCAAGGTGGGGGATTTGCATTGGGAACGAACAATTTTCGTTCATTTCAATGTTGGTGCGGAGCAGAGGGCCCGCTTGTGCCCCAAGACAATTGGGAAGAAATGCCCCATTTGTGAGGCAGTTGAAACGATGCGAAATAACCCAAATATAGATGACGCTGAAGTTCGTGCCATGTGTGCTAAAGAGCGCCAATTGTTCTATATTATTGAGCCTAGAAATGCCGACAGGGGCATCCAGATTTACGAAGCCTCTTATCACAATTTTGGCAAGGCAATTGACCGCCGAATTTTCCAGTCTGAAGAGGAAGATGACAACGAGCTTAACGTTTCTAATTTTGCCGACCCCGAGGATGGCCTAACAATAAAGGCTTATTTTGAAGAGGCAACAATCGGCGGGGGTAATAAATTCTTGAAATGCGAAACCTTGGATTTTATTACTCGCAAGACCCAATACGACATGGCAACAATTGAAGAATTACCTTCGCTTGATAGTCTGATAATCGTTCCCTCTTATAAAGATTTGAAGTCAGAATATGAGGGGATCGAGGCAAAAAATGAAGATGTCGACGAGGAAGACGAAGACGAGGAAGACGAGGACGACGAGGACGACGAGGACGAGGACGAGGACGAGGAAGAATCCGAAGATGATAATGACGATGATTGAAGAACGCACAATGCGGGGGATGGAAATCCCCCGCATTACTTTACCCATTAGGCCTATCAGAGCTTGCGGATTATTTGGGAATGTGGCAATAAAATCAGGCCCAAGATTGCCCACAATAATCAGCGCAGAATCGGAATCTGTTTTTATTGAACTCACACTAAAACCAAAAAAAACTTTGTATAATTTTAAGGTAAAGTTTTCTCCCGATTTTCTCAAGGAAATACCCCTGCAAAGGAAACGATTGGAAATTTTAGACTTGGGGGAAACATTAGAATTGAGAACGGGCCACCTTATGGGGGAGGTGGACAGATTAACAGGTGAAAAACAGCGTCCTTATGGAAAAGGATTCGTTTTAGATTTTAATGAACTAAATAAAATACACAGGGCATTGCGTTACTTGAAATATGATGAAAAAACAAAGATTGTTCCGGATACATGGGGATTTTCTTTTTCAATCCAAACCCGTTTTGGGCATTGTGCTTGTTCCTATTACCCTTTGGGCGAAGTGGAAAAACAGGAAGTGAAAAATGTCAAAGAAAGATTTTAGGATGGTACAAAAGGAAGAACGGGACAAAATAACCACAGGGTTATCAACCGGTTCAACCCTGCTCAATCTTGCATGCACCAACAACCCCAATTTTGGATTTTTCCCCGGTAGATATTATTTCATCGTGGGGGATTCGCACTCGGGAAAAACGTTTCTGAGTATGACCTGTTTTGCGGAGGCAGTGAAAAACCCACTATACAAAGAGTATCGTCTGATTTATGATGATGTGGAGGGAGGCAATCTTTTTAATGTTGGAAAATTGTTCGGGAAAAAGGTGGCCACAAAATTAGAATCCCCTTGCAAAGATGGTAGAAATTCAGCGACTATTGAAGAGTTTTATTTTAATATAGATGATGCGATTAAGTCAGGCCAGAAGTTTATTTATGTGCTTGACAGTATGGATTGCCTTTCAAGTGAAAGTGAGGCGGAAAAGTTTGAGGAAAATAAAAAGGCCTTCAGAAAAGGCACCCAAATGACAGGAAGTTATGGCGATGGCAAGGCCAAAAAAAATAGTGCAAACCTCCGCAGGCTGATAACACCCCTTCGAGATTCTGGAAGTATTTTAATTGTCTTAAACCAAACGCGGGACAATATCGGCTTTGGTTTTGAAAAGAAAACTCGAAGCGGCGGGCATGCGCTCACTTTTCTTGCCACGCTTGAAATATGGTCCTCTGTTAGGAAAAGAATCAAAAAAACTGTCAACGGAAAACCAAGGATACAAGGCACCCAGATAGAAGTGCGGGTGAAAAAAAGTCGTGTGACAGGCCTAGATTCAGTGGTCACATTTCCTATATTTCCTTCCTATGGCATTGACGACACCCTATCATGTGTCCAGTATTTGATTGAGGAAAACCACTGGAAAAAATCAGGGGCAATAATCAATGCGGAAGAATTAAATATCAAGGGCACTGGGCAAAAAGTAGTGGAATTTATAGAAGCCAACAACCTTGAAAATGAAATCGCAGAATTGACCGGGCATGTGTGGAAAAATATACAGGGGCAAATTGACCTGGAAAGGAAACCTCGTTATGGTGAATGAAACCTTGCTTGTTGATGGGAATTACCTGTGCCATTATGTTTTTCACGGCATAGGCGGTTTGTCCACAGTGGCGGGGAATCCCACCTCAATTGTTTACGGGATGCTTGTACAGATTAGAAACCTTACAAAGAAATTCAGGACAAAACGGTTTATATTTTGCTGGGATTCCCAATCAAGTGTGCGGAAGGATTATTGCCCGACATACAAGGGAAACAGACACAAGCAGGGGTATTCAGAAGAGGAAAAAATAACCATGAATGCCTTTTATCAACAAGTGGGTGCTTTGCAGGACAGAATCTTGCCTGACATTGGCTTCCCATGTTTTAAAAAGGAAGGTTTTGAATCCGATGACCTTCTGGCATGGTTTGCAAAAAACATAAAGGGCAAGAAAATAATTGTTACAGCAGACGCGGACCTTTGGCAATGCCTGTCTGATAACGTGGTTGTTTACAATCCCAATAAAAAGGACTTCATGACCGTTGAAAGATTAGACTTGGAGCATGGAATTTCTAATCCCCCCGACTGGTCACTTGTGAAGGCCTTAGCGGGTTGTCCAAGCGATAATGTGCAAGGTATCAAGGGTGTCGGGGAAAAAACGGCTGTGCGCTTTCTACGGGAGGAATTGGAACATGATTCTTTAAAATATCAAGCCATTACCTATGGCATGGACACCATGTGGAGGAACATTGATTTGGTGAAATTGCCCCATCCCAAATTGGAGATGAAAAAACCTAAGATTGTTTTCAAAATAAATCTAGAGGCATACAAGAAAGTGGCAACTGAAATTGAATCAACTCGTTTGCTAGATGCCGATATGTTGTTTGACTGGCACCAAATCGCATCACGTTTTTAAGGATTGAAAATGACTAATTATAAAGACTTTTTACGTACTAAGAATGTTCCAATGGGTGATTGCGGGTTTGAGCCGAATTACATGCCTGATAAACTTTTTCCTTTTCAAAAAGCATTACTTGAATGGGCTGTGAAAAAAGGACGGGGAGCCATTTTTGCAGATTGTGGACTTGGAAAAACTTTTATACAATTGGCATGGGCAGAGAATGTGGCTAGAAAAACAGGCAAGCGGGTGCTAATTTTAACCCCGCTCTCGGTTTCTTTCCAGACTGTTAAGGAGGCGGAAAAGTTAGGCGTTGAAGTGTCGCACAGAAGGGAAGGAATCAAAAAGAAAGACGCAATCGTAATAACAAATTATGAACGGTTGCATTATTTTAATCCGAAGGATTTTATAGGCATTGTTTGTGATGAATCCAGCATTCTTAAAAACTTCAATGGGAAAACCCGCAAGTCGATCACTGAGTTTATGGCATCGCAACGATACAGGCTCCTATGCACAGCCACTGCAGCACCTAATGATTACATGGAATTGGGAACATCAAGCGAAGCATTGGGAGTCATGGGACAACTGGAAATGTTGGCAAGGTTTTTTGTTCATGATGGAAAAGATACTGCAAAGTGGAGATTAAAGGGACATGTTAAGACACATTTGTTTTGGCAATGGATGTGTACATGGGCAGTGGCTTGCAGAAAACCATCCGACTTGGGTTTTAATGATGACGGATTTATTTTACCTGACATGGAAACTAATGTACATGTTGTTTCCGGAGTAATGCCAAACAATGGATTTATGATTGATATCCCCGCCGTTGGGTTGAATGATCAAAGGGCAGACTTGAGAAAAACCCTAGATAAAAGATGCAAATTAGTGTCGGATATAGCTAACTCCCATGATTCTCCAGTAGTGTGTTGGGCGAACTTAAATTGTGAAGCTGATCTTTTGGAAAAGCAAATAAACGGAGCATTAAATGTGCAGGGAAGTGATGCAGATGAAAAAAAGGAGACCGCATTCAAGGGGTTTTCAGATGGAAGCATTCGTGTGATTATAACCAAACCGCGAATTGGCGGCTTTGGTTTGAATTGGCAACATTGCCCAAATGTGTCCTTTTTCCCATCGCATTCATATGAACAATTTTACCAATGTGTGCGGCGGTGCTGGAGGTTCGGGCAGAAAAACCCGGTTACAGTGGACATGGTAACAACTCCATCTCAAGAAAATGTATTGAGGAACATTGAGAAAAAGGCGATACAATCTTCTATGATATTTGACAGGATAGTGAATTTGATGGGTGAAGAAATGTATCAGGAAAAAGAAACAATTTACAGGAAAAAGGAACAACTTCCACCATGGCTATAAATCGACAAAAGATAACAGATGACTATGCAATTTACAATGGGGATTCATGCGAAGTCTTGAAAGAACTCCCTGATTCAACAATTGACTTTTCAATATTTTCACCCCCATTTGTGAACCTATACTGTTATTCAGACAGTGTGGAAGACCTCGGGAATAGTCCAAATGAGGCAATCTTTTTTGAGCATTTTTCCTTTATAATTAAGGAAATAAGCAGGATAACAAAACCGGGAAGATTGTGCTCTGTTCATTGTTGCGATATCCCAGCAATGATACAAAAGGATGGTTATTTGGGAATTAAAGATTTTTCAGGAAATATAATAAGGGCATTTCAGGCAGATGGTTGGATATATCATGCGAGGCACTGCATTTGGAAAGACCCCCTAATTGCGGCGGTCAGAACAAAGGCAATTGGCCTGCTCCATAAACAATTGTGCAAAGATTCCTCAATAAGTCGGAGCGGGTTGCCTGATTATTTATTGACCTTTCGGAAACCGGGGAAAAATGAAGTGCCAATTATACATCCTGAAGGGCTGGTAAAGTATTGTGGTTCCGACGAAATAGAAGCAACGGGCATAAAACGTTCGCATCATATTTGGCGAGCATACGCTTCCCCGGTCTGGATGGATATTCGACAAACAGTTACTTTAGAAAGTCGGGGGGGCAGGGATGAAAATGATGAAAAGCACATCTGCCCGCTCCAATTAGACGTGATCGAACGTGCCTTAATCCTGTGGAGCAATCCCGGTGAAATAGTACTGACCCCATTTATGGGGATTGGTTCAGAAGTGTATGGTGCTTTGATAAACGACAGACAGGCAGTTGGAATTGAGTTAAAAGAATCCTACTATTTACAAGCGGAAAAGAATCTTCAGAAAGCAACTACGGCAAAAATGAAACAGAAGGGAATGATAGAATGACCTTTACAGAATATATGAAAAATACAATACCAACTGTAAAATATCCCAACATGGGAAATAACTTATATTACCCAACATTAGGCCTTGCGGGGGAGGCTGGGGAAGTGGCTAATAAAATCAAGAAAATTATGCGAGATAATGGAGGGGGAATCACAGATGGAATTAGAAATGATATTGCGGGAGAATTGGGCGATTGCCTGTGGTATATAGCCGCTATATGCCGGGAGTTAAAAATTGACCTTGAAGAAGTGGCAAATGAGAACCTTGCAAAGTTAAAAAAAAGACTTAAACGCGGAACCATTTTAGGGAAAGGGGATAACAGATGAAAAGCAGAAAAGGCAGTTCTTTTGAACGGGAAGTTTGTAAAAAATTATCCCTCTGGTATTCCAAGGGATTTAGTCAAGACTGGTTTTGGCGAACCCCAAACAGTGGGGGCAGGGCAACGGTGGCAAGCCGGAAACGTAGTTATAAAGGGAATTATGGTGATATTGGTGCCACATGCTCCGAGGGGGAGCCGCTTACAAAATTATGCAGTTTTGAGTTGAAGCGCGGATATCCGAAGGCAAATCCCTCAGAAATGATAGATGATAATTCAGGGGGCACATGGAAGAAATTCCTTTTACAGTCACAATCCCAAGCAAAAAAGGCAGAAACCCCTTGGTGGATTTTAATTACGAAGCGGGACAGGAAAGAAATTCTAATCACAGCAGATTGGTTATTTTTTGATAAGTTTTTTGGGGAAGCAGACTATCCCGAGCACATGCTAACAATTTACAGTAAATCACAATCCTTCAGAACCATGAAACTCAGAGATTTTTTTGCGGCAGTGAAACCTGAAAATATGTGATATGAAAATCTATGGTAAGTAACTCAACAGGAAAGGAACCACGAATGCTTAAGATCCAAATCCCCCTAGAACGCCATTACTTGCATATGACCGATGTTTTTGTGATAAAAGACAGTGACAAGGTTGTGCCACTTCGTGTTTTTCGGAAGGAATGCACTGCAAGTGGGACTGAGGGTGGAAGTGTTTCCTTTCAAGTGGAGGAACATGAGTTGCTCGAGGCACTTCGTGTTCTTGGAGTGGTGTTGTGATTCAGAAAGTTAAAATCAGAAATTTCCAGTGCCATGAAAAAAAGAACATACTTTTGCAAAGTGGAAGGATTATCACAGGCACATCGAACAGCGGAAAGTCTGCGATTATAAGGGCTTTGTACTGGGTTTGCTGTAATAAACCACGGGGAGATTCCTTTGTCACTCATGGACAAAAAAACTGCCAAGTAACAATTGAAGGGGATGGGTTTACACTAACACGGAAACGACATGGCAAGGCAAACCAATACCTTTTGGATGGAGAAGTTTATGAAACAATAGGGAATGAAATCCCGGAGATAATTCAAAATGCTCTTGGGATAAATCCGGAAATTACTTTTCAATTGCAACATGATGCGCCATTCCTCTTATCAAAAAGCCCCAATGAAATCGGAGCATTTGTATCTTCCCTCGCAAAATTGAACCAAATGCATGATTGCCTTTTTGCCTTGAAAAAAAAGATGCAGGAAGGGCAAGACAAATTCCGAATTTTGGAGATTGAACGTGGTCGGGAAATTGAGGCGGGGGGACAAGCCAAAAAGGTTTTAAAAATATCTGACACACTGGACATGTGCCTTGGATATGACCATAAATTAAACCAAAATGCCGAAACCATGCAAAAATTAGATGGACTGCTCAAGGCGATTGTTTTCACCAAGGAAGACCCTGTATTGTCTTTTCCATTTGAGGAAATTATAACCACGGTGGAAAAACAAGCCAAATTGCACAAGGATTTAGAAAATAAGAAACAAATCACCCGGCGATTAGAAAGTGTTACGCAAGAATATGTTAGAATTTCCAACCTAATTGACCCTTTTCCAATGGATTACACAGAAGACTTGGAATCAGCTGATAAAATGCTCAAAGAACAAAACGCATTAAATTCCATTGTCACAAAGTGGGATTCAATTAGAAAAACAGTGGCAGAATATACGGACAAAATCCTTGACCTAAAAACAACTCTACAAGGAAAGGTTTGCCCATTATGCCAAAGCCAATTGCAGTAATTTGCTCAGATTTACATCTGCATTATGCCCCACCAATTAAACGAATCGGGGACTGGCAGGGGGACATGGGAAAGTCTCTTAATTTTGTTTCTCAATTAGCAAACAAACATAAAGTGCCTGTAATTTGTTGCGGGGATTTATTCCATTCCGCGCAAGAATCCCCATCGGTAGAATTATTGATGCTAGATTTTATCAATGGCATTTCCAGTGGGTTTTATGCGATACCGGGGCAGCACGACATGAGGAATCACCGGGCTGATTTGGAAGGCACATCATACAAATTACTGCAAAAGGCCCTGAATGGTGACGCTCGTGTCAACCTTACTGATGATGTCACTTGTCTGGATCTTGTTTCATCTAAAAATGTTGATATTAAACTTTGGTTTGTGCCTTGGGGCAAATTAAGTGGATTGCCACCATTGGTTAGAAAAGGACCTGACTCCCAATATATGGGGCTAATTGCGCACGAACTGACATTTACAAAATCTTTTCCCAATTCGTTAGAAACCATGGACTGGTTTGATAATTTTCCAAATGTTGATTTTTTTTGTGTCGGGGATAATCATAAATCTTTCTTGAAACGATATAAACACAGGTTCTTTTTATCCCCCGGCTCCCTCATGAATCGGGCAACCGACCAACTGGAAAGAAACCCGTTTGTGTATCTATTGTATAGCGATTTATCTTTGAAACGAATAGCAAACAGGCATGAGGCAGAAGCAGAATTTCAAGATGCCGTTAGCATTTCACACAGTGCCGAAGTGGAGAAATTTTGCGGAGCTTTTGACAGGGGTGACCATGAGCAAATATCATTTTACCATGCACTGCAAAGTAGGCGAATGAAAGAAACAGGCCGTGTTCGGGAAATTCTCGACGAACTAGAAGGAATGCTCCGATGATAGACATTGAAGAAACATTGAAAAAATTGCGTAATTACGAAAGGGAACAAAACAAACTCCGGGGGCAAATGGACGCGCTTAGTGCCCAGTTAAAAAGTGAATTTAATTTTGAAACTTTTGAGGATGCTGTGATTGCTTTGGCAGAAATGAAAAATTACGGGAAGCTAATGGAAACAGACCTGTTTTCCGCTGAAAGTTTGCTAAACGAAAAATGTGCGGCACTCCGTGACGCCGGTATCAGAATATGAACAGGTTTGAATCAATCCAGAAAAGCGTACAATATCACGATGGGGTTTTAGCACGGGCCAAGGGAAGGCTTAGCGAAATCAAAATTGAAAAAGCACAGTGCCAGATAGAATTAGAATCCTTGGAAAAAACCAAGTCAATCGTTTTTGAGATCGGGGAGGAATTACACGGGATAATTCTGGCTGTGTTTTCCGAAATCGGCACAACCTGTGTCCAGGCAGTTTTCGGTGAAAATTACAAATATGAAATGCGGGGGAAAATCAGCCGTGGGCTACTCGCAATAGAGCACGTGGTGTTGGATGGGATGCACGAATTAAACCCCCTACAGGCAACTGGGGGCGGCTTGGTTGACGTTCTGGCATTTGCCCTGCGGCTGGCTAGTTTAATCCTATCTGGAAAGGAGCGGATTTTGATTCTGGACGAGCCTTTTCGGTTTCTGTCTCGGGACAAACTGCACATAATAAAAGAGGCTGTTAGTGTATTATCAGAACAATACGGCATACAAGTAATAATGGTTACTCACCTACAGGAATTGGTTTCAGATTAAACATTTTCAGTCGAAACTACATTGAGCCAGGTTTTTCCAAAATAGAATCGGGCGGGGAACCCATGAAAAATCACCTGAATCAACCCGCCTTTTGTACAAACCCCACAATTCATTGGGGTTTTTTCATTTTTTAGTCCGAAAAATAATTTTGACCAATAGAAACAGGGTGTTTGGAAGCCCATTTCAGAAAAAAGGCGTTTTCATTGGGGTTTTAGCAGAAAAAAAACTTCATTTTTTACTTGCATTTTGCCTAATATCATGATATAATTTATTCAGATTAGGCAGGCAGACAGCAAACGCCGGAACAAACCCCGGCACACAAAAAAGGGAAAATAAAATGAATGTCACAAAAGAAAATACAATACTGTCTATTAAATTTAATTACGACCAGGCTCTTGTGGGGTGGATTAAATCGACCCTCGATGGCCGCCGCTGGAACCCCGACCAGAAGGCGTGGAAGGCCCTGAATAATTCAAAAAATCGTGAGGCTCTGCACCTTCGCGGATTTAATTTCGACGAGACTTTTCCTGATTCAGAAAAACCCGGGGTTTCAACCGGGGGAGAAAACCCCGTACCTGAACCCGTAGAAATTGTTGGTTTTCCCACGGTGCTCCGCGAATACCAAAAAATGGGGGTCTCGTTCGTAAATCAAAAAAACGGACGTGCACTAATTGCGGATGAGATGGGTCTGGGAAAAACAATTCAGGCGATTGCATGGGTTTTCCAAAACCGGGAAAAGGCCGGGACTGTTCTAGTGGTTTGCCCTGCGAGTCTTAAGGAAAATTGGAAGAGGGAATTCGCAAAACACGGCAATTTGCCGTGCAATGTAGTGAATGGCGGGGGAGTCGATATCCCAAAAGGTGAAATCACCATTATCAATTACGACCGCCTGAAAAACCTTCCCAAGGATTTTTTTCCGAATACCCTGATTTTGGACGAGGCACATTATGTGAAAAACCCAACTGCAATTCGGAGTAAACTCGCAGCAGAATTGTCCAAAAAAGCAAAATATTTAATCGCGTTGACAGGTACACCGATTACATCAAGGCCTATGGATTTGTGGCATGCTATTAAATGCGTTTCCCCCGACCTGTTTCCGAGCAAACACGCGTTTGGCATTCGGTATTGCGCGGGGCACAATAATGGTTTCGGCTGGGAGTATAAAGGCAGCTCGCACACAGACGAGTTGCACAAATTGTTGACCGAAATGGTGATGATTCGGCGTATGAAAAAAGATGTGCTTTCGGAATTGCCTGAAAAAGCGCGGATGATTGTCAATTTCAAAATTGATAATCGGAAAGAATATGATTCGGCGGCCAACAATTTGATTGCGTGGATACTTGAGAACAAAAGTAAGGCGGCCGCGATTCGTGCAAGCCGGGCCGAACAATTGGCCCGGTTCCAACATCTCAAAATGCTCGCCGCTCAGGGAAAAATTTCCCAAACAATTGAATGGTTAACTAATTTTCTTGATGAGACTGGAGAAAAAATCGTGGTATTTACCACACACAAAAACGTGGCTGATACTGTGTTTTCCGCTTTCCAAAATCAAGCGGTTAAATTGACCGGAGACACCCCGGCGGGGCAACGACAATCAGTTGTGGACCAATTCCAAAATGACGAAAACATTAGGATTTTCGTGGGGAACCTGACTGCGGCGGGGGTTGGGATCACGTTGACAGCGGCCCGCACGGTGGTATTTTTGGAATTGGGCTGGAACCCGGCGGAGCACAATCAGGCCGAGGATAGAATACACCGCATCGGACAGGAAAGAGAATGCACCGCATATTATTTAATTGCGGGCGACACAATTGAGGAAGAATTGATGACCCTGATTGATTCCAAACGGAAAAGCACCGATTCGATAATTGACAATGTTGAGACTGAGGATAACGATTTGCTTGGCAAACTTTTCGAAAAATATGGCGCATAGTTTTACGAGGGGAGGGGGTTGTCCCCTCCCCTAACAAAAAAGGGGCAAGAAAATGGTGATGGAAAAACGATATGCATTGTCTCCAAACGGGGTGCTGTGCCTTGCATCTTTCGATGATTTTTCCCCCGGTTCCGGAGATAAGAATTGGGCACTGGTATACTACAAACACGGATGGGAATTTTCACCGGCCGCCGAAAAATCTCTGAAAAGAATTCCGTTACGTTACAAATTATCACGGTGGATTCTGAAACGGAAAGGCAGCTTGAAATGATTGAGTGGAAAGATGTTGAAAAATTGGCATTTTCAATCTGCTGGCGATACTCAAAACGTACAGGGGTTGATTTCAACGACCTTGTTTCTGTGTGCAAATGCGCGTTTTACGAACGC